ATGACGCGAGCGGCAATCTACGTCCGGATCTCCCGCGACCGCGAGGGCGGCGGGCTGGGCGTGGCCCGACAGGAACAGGACTGCCGAGAGCTGGCGGTCCGGCACAACCTCACCGTGGCGCAGGTGTACTCCGACAACGACCTGTCGGCATACACCGGCAAGCCGCGGCCGGCGTACCGGCGGATGCTCGACGACATCGCCGCCGCCCGGATCGACGCCGTGCTCGCCTGGCACACGGACCGCTTGCACCGATCGCCGACCGAGCTGGAGGAGTACATCTCGGCGTGCGAGCCGCGCGGTGTACCCACGTTCACCGTCAAGGCCGGCCCGCTGGACCTGAGCACCCCCAGCGGGCGGATGGTGGCTCGCCAGCTCGGCGCGGTTGCCCGGTACGAGGTGGAGCACCAGGTCGAGCGGCAACAGCGCGCGAAGCAGCAGGCGGCGGCCGATGGCCGGTGGGGCGGCGGGCGGCGGCCGTACGGGTACGAGGCGGACGGGGTGACGCTGCGGGCCGAGGAGGCGCGCGCGGTCGCCGAGGTGACAGACGCGATCCTGGCCGGGGCGAGTCTTCGAGGCCAGGCTACAGAGCTGAACGCGCGTGGCCTGGTGACGTCAACGGGCCGGGCCTGGACGGCGACCGAGCTGCGAAAGGTGCTGCTGCGCCCCCGAAACGCCGGACTACGCGAGCACCGCGGCGAGGTAGTCGGTCCTGCCGCTTGGCCGCCGCTCGTCGACGAAGACCGCTGGCGGGCGCTGGTGTCGGTGCTGACCCACCCCGGCCGGCGCACGCAGTGGTCCTCGGCCCGGCGGTGGCTGCTCTCCGGATTGGCGCTGTGCGGCGTGTGCGGCACGCCCGTCCGAGCGACGCTGATGTCGACCACGGCCCGGTCGGTGCCGTCCTACACGTGCAAGGCGTCGCGGTGCGTCGGCCGGAATGCTGCCGAGGTCGACGCCTACGTCTCTGCGGTGGTCATCGAGCGGCTGTCGCTACCCGACGCGGCCACCCTGCTGGCCGGCACAGGTGCCCACGACGGCAACGCGCTCCAGTTGGAGGCCACCGCGTTGAGGGAGCGCCTCGACGGCTTGGCGTCCGCGTACGCCGACGGGGCGATCGATGTTCGCCAGCTCAGGGAGGGATCAGAGCGCCTGCGCGGCCGTCTCGACGACGTCGAGAACCGGATGGCACTCGCCGGGCAGGGTGACGCGCTCGCCGGCCTCGTTGGCGTCGCGGATCCTGGCGCCGTCTGGGAAGGCCTTGATCTGCATCGTCGCCGGGCGGTCATCGACACCCTGTTGACGGTGACGATCCATCGCACGCGCAAGGGGAGGCCGCCAGGGTGGACGCCAGGCAACTCCTACTTCGACCCGCGCACGATCAGCATCACGTGGAAGACGGGGTAGGCCGGAGCGCCTTGGAGGATCGCGGCGGGCTAGAGGACAGATGATGACCCGGCCTGCCACGCTCCAAGGCCATCAACGCCTCAACCACTCGGGTCCGCAGCGGCTCATCCAGAATTCGGGTTTCCAGCACCTCGACGAGGTAGTCACCCATCGACGTTGCTACCTCCTTGAAGGCGGTGCGCGTGGCCACGAACTCCCGCTCCGCCTCGTGAAGTTTGGCGGCTGCCGCCGCCCGCTGCGCCATAGCGTTCTCGACCATATCGTCGGCGCTAGCTAGATCGACTTCGGCCGACATCATCCGTTCGTGATAGTCGATCATCCGCTGGTGAAGTACCTCCAGCTCCCGTAGACGTAGCTCCCGGAGTTGCTCGCGGGTGTCCCTGACGACGGGGGTGGTCATGCTCTCCAAGTCGCTGCCAAGGACGCGCGCAAGCACGGTCGCCTCCCCTAGGCTGAGCCGACGTTCACCCGCCTCAACCTTCGCTACCGTCGTCTGATGCCACGGGTAACCCCGCTTGGCCATCTCGTCCGTCAGGCGCTGCTGCGACCAGCCCATCATCCTTCGGCGCAGGCGAAGCCGGGTACGGAAGATCTCATCTGGGCTGTCCTGGCCCACCCCAACTTCATGCACACTCACATGCATGAGGTTATCCCAGAAGAGGTTGGATCTCCAGGACTAGGCCCATCGACGCCCGGATAGACCGCTGGGGGATGAAGGCGTATGATCCGCTAGAACACTTGGACGATACGTTCGCCCGAGTTCCAACCAGACGTGTTCAGGAGCTGCACGTGAACCGAGACGAGTTGCTGGCGTTGCCCGTCAGCGTCGACGTCCCGACCGCCGGCAAGGCGTTCGGCATCAGCAAGCTCACTGCTTACCGGCTGGCGCAGACGGGGGATTTCCCGGTCCCCGTGATCCGCGTCGGCCGCAAGCTCGTCGTCTCCCAGGCGTCCCTGCTGGCCGCCCTCGGCATCGACAGCGCCCAGAAGGGCGACACGGCAGCGGCGTAGGGGTTCCCGCCCCCACGCCGCTGCTCACCATCCGCCAAGCTCGCCGACTCACCGCCAAGTAAGTCTCGGCGAACCTGAACATCACCCAGCTTGGGCGATACCACGCATCCCTCACTAGGTCGTAAGGGTGCGGGCTGTTACAGGTTAAGCCCTGTTGTGCGGGGCTGCCAATCCTGCGCAAGTTCATCGCCAAGCAGGGTGGCTTGGAGCGCGCATGCGTCACACACCACCCCTCACCTCGCAGCAGCACGTCGCGGCCGTGGTCGCCACCGCGCCGCCGCTGACCGATGAGCAGCGACACCGGCTGGCGGCGCTGCTTCACCCGGTCACGCTGCAACCTGCCGCCGTCGGTGGCCGCCGACCCTCACTCACGTCGCAGGCAGCAGCATGAGCACCGACGTCCGTCCGCCCGGTCAGCGCACCGGCTGCCGGCGCTACGGCGGATGCCGCCCCGACGCCCGCTGCCCCGAACACCGCGCCGACGTCGACCCGGTCCCGATCGGCGCGATCATCCGTCAGATCCTCCAGGGGGCGAACCCGTGACCGACCCGCTGACCCCTCCGGCCGGCTGGTGCCCGCCCGGCGGCTGTGCCGCCCGCCGCGGGGCCGACCTCCAGGACGCCGTCACCCTGGCCTTCGAGCTGGGCCGCACGCACGAGCGCGCCGAGCTGGCCGCTCTGGAGCTGGCCACCTGGCTGCCGCTGGCCCGCGCCACCCACGAACAGAAGATCGCCGAGCGCACCGCCAGCCTGCCCGGCACGCGACCCGCGCCGCCGCTGCGCTTCGACGACCCCGACTGGCCGCCGGTCGCGGTCCCCGGCGGCGGCGGGCTGCGCCTCGGCCACGCCCAGGTCGTCGACGCCCGCCCCGACTACCTCCAGTACATCGGCGAACCGCACCCGTGCAACTGCGTGCGGACCGCCGGCCGGCACCGCACCCCCGACGGCGACACCCTCGCCGGCGCCCGCGCGGACGGTGCGGCTGCGTGACCACCGTGACCGACGACGAAGTTCTCCAGCGCGTCCTCGACGCCGGGTTCGTCGACCCTGCCACCGAGGCGGGCATCGAACCGCCCAAGCCCAAGGGCGGCGGCAAGCGCAAGGGCGGCAACGACGAACCCACCATCCCCGAACTCCTCGTCGCCATGGCCAGCGAACGGTACGACGTGTTCCTCGGCCTCGACGGCGAACCGTACGCCGTGCCCCTCGCCGGCCAGGGCTCCAGCATCGCCCTGCCCCTGCGCGGGCGGACCGGCCTCAAGCAGCGCCTCGCCATGCTGCTGTGGGACGCCCGCGGCAAGGTCCCCTCCGGCCAGGCCACGTCCGACGCACTCAACGTGCTGGAGGGCAAGGCCCTCGACAAGCCGCGCCAGCGGGTGTCCCTGCGCGTCGAACGCGACGGCGAGCGGCTGCTCATCGACATGGGCACCGCCGACGGGCGGATCATCCAGGTCACCGGCGACGGGTGGAAGGTCGTCCGCAGCGGCCGGCCCGCGCTGTTCCGGCGCACCGCCCTCACCGGCGAGATGCCCACCCCCGACCCGGCCGGCACCCTCGACGCCTTCCAGGCCGGGCTGAACGTCTCCGAGGTCAACTTCCGGCTGATCGTCGGATGGATGCTGCACGCGTTCATCCCCGACGAGCCTCACCCGGTGCTCGGCCTCGTCGGCGAGCAGGGCACCGCGAAGACCACCGCGGCGAAGCACATCGCCGGCATCGTCGACCCGTCGCCGGCCCCGACCCGGACCGCGCCGAAGGACCTGACCGACTGGGCGGTCACCGCCGCCGGATCGTGGGCGGTCACCCTCGACAACATCAGCGAGATCAAGCCCTGGTTCTCCGACGCCCTCTGCAAGGCCGTCACCGGCGACGCCATGACCAAACGGGCCCTCTACACCGACGGGGACCTGGCCGTGCTGTCGTTCCTGCGGCCCATCGTCATGACCTCCATCGAGGCCGGCGCCCTGCGCGGGGACCTCGCCGAGCGGATGCTCCCCGTCGAGCTGGAGCGCATCCCCAAGGACAAGCGGCGCACCGAGAAAGAGGTACGCCTCGACTACGAGCACCACCAGGCGCAGACGCTCGGCGCGCTGCTGAACCTGCTGTGCAAGGTGCTCAAGGTGCTGCCCGACGTGCAGGCCACCGACCTGCCCCGGATGGCCGACTTCACACGCTTCCTGGTCGCCCTCGACGAGGTGACCGGCTGGACGACCCGCACCGACTACGAAGAGACCTTCGGGGACCTGGCCGACGCCGTCATCACCGGCGACCCGTTCGCCGCCGCCATCCGCGAGAAGATCGAACGCGGCCCGGCCGGTGGCTTCGACGGCACCGCCTCGGAACTGCTCGCCTGGGCCGCGCCGAGCAGCGACGAGCCGATGGCGGCGACGCCTCGCGGCTGGCCGAAGACGCCGCACGGCGCGTCCGGCGCGCTGAAGCGGATCACGCCCGCCCTGCTGGCTGCCGGGATCAGCATCGACTTCTACCGCGACGGCAAGAAGGGCACCCGGAAGATCCGCATCCGGCCGGCTGACACGGCTGACGCCGCTGACGCTGTTTCCCAGCTTCTATATACCCAAACTGAAACGGGAGATAAGGGGAACAGGGGAGCGAATCGGGCGGAGGAAAGTTCTCGGAAAACAGCGTCCGCAGCGTCAGCCGCGTCAGCCAACCTCGCTGACCAGCGCGAACGGGCTGACGCTCCGGCTGACGCTCCCGCACCGCCAGCGTCAGCCGCCATCCCGCACGCCTGGTGGCTCGCCGCCGGCCGGCCGGCGCACCCCGGATGCACCACCTGCTACGCCATGCGCCCGGCACCCCCCGGCGGCCCACGGTGAACCGGACCGCAGGCCTCGTCCGCATCGAGATGCCCGCCGCCGACCGGTGGGCCCTGCTCTACTCACCCGCATCCGCCGGCCGCGTCATCAAGGACACCGTGCCCGGCCGGCACCGCCGGTGGGACAACGACCGGCACCGCTGGTGGATCGCCGTCCGCCACATCGACAAGCTGATCGCCGAACTCCAGGGCGCGCGGTACACCGTCCGCGTGCTCTATCCCGGCCAGCCCGCCCCGCCGGTCGTGCTCCCCAAGTTCGGCCCCATCCGGGGCGCGCAGTGAGCGATACCTTGCAGACCGACCGTCCACGACAGCCCTGAAAGGACCCTCGCGTGACCACCTTCATCCCGCAGACCGAACCCCTCTGGGTCGGCATGATGCACACCGGACACGCCGTGTCCGGCCGCGTCGTCGGCTGGACCAGCAGCACCGAGACGGCCTCGTTCCCGAAGAGCGACCTACCCCCGTCCACCGGAAACCGGGGCCGGGCTGTCGTTCTTGTCCACGCGGCGAGCACCCAGCACGAGTTCTTCGAGCCCATCGTGACCATCGACGCCGGATGGCGGGCCCGGTACGTGGCCACCCCCGCCGAAGCGTGGAAGGCCGCGCTGGAGCTGGAGGCGGAGTACACCGAGTCTCTTAAGGACGCCCAGCCGTGAACCTCGACACCAACAGCGTGACCAGCTTCAGCCCCACCGACCCTGACCTGTGGGAAGTCACCTTCACCGGAGAAGTTGACACCTGGACCATGCCCGTCATCGGCTTCGCGGTCGTCGTCACCTACGCGGGCGAAGATGGCGTTCCCAGTGACACCCGGACTTACCCCGTCGTCCTTGACGACAGTGGCATGCCGGTCCACGTATTCGAGTACCTCCAGGAATGGAAGGCCCCCCACCCCGACTTCAAGCTGCACCGCAAGCCGCCCGCGTCGACGGTCTGCCCCGCGTGCGGCAAGCCCACCGTGTACGCGCCCACCATCGACCGGCACCTCCATCAGGACGGCACCGACAACCAGCCCTGCTGGCGGCAGATCGTGCGCGGCCAGGCCACGTGAGCCGATCGTGGGAAGGGGGGAGCACCCGGGCCTGGCGTGAGCTGCGTGCCCGGGTGCTCGCCCGCGACGGCTACCGCTGCCGTGCCCACGACGACGGATGGTGCGACCGGAAACCCGGCGTTCACTACTGCACGGGCGTCGCCGCCCTGCGCGGCCCGGACCGTGGCCATGCCCACCACACCCACGGTAGGGCCATCACCGGGGACGACCCGCGGTTCATCGTCGCCGCCTGCGAACCCTGCAACCTGCACATCGGCGACCCGACCGCGCACACCGACCCGCCCAACCAGCCGGTGACACGATGGTGACCGGCGGCTTCTCCCCACCAGGGACCCCCCGGACACCCGCGCCCTGTCCTTTTTCTCTCTCCCCGAGCCTGACCAGGAGGTGCCCGAGATGGCGCAAGGTCCGCTGACGCGGGCGGTGGCGTTGGCGTTGAAGGACGCCCCGTTGCTGCCGCAGGACGCGGCCGGGAAGGCGTTGGTGCGTCGGTACGCGGCGGCGATCGACGCCGACCCGACACCGGAGGTCCTGGCCGACCTGGGCCCGAAGTTGCTGGCCGCGCTGACCGCGTTGGGCCTGACCCCGGCCGGTCGGGGCGCGAAGGGAGGTGGGCAGGGTGGTGCTGTCGCTGGCAAGCTCGACGAGCTGCGTGCTCGACGCGAGCAGCGTGCTCGGGCGGACTGAGCCGCGGCTGTGGACGCCGCCGCTGCGGCCGTTGACGCCGGACACGTCGATGGGGTTCGAGCAGATCGAGTTCGCGCGTGACGTGGTGCGGATGCCGCTGGACCCGTGGCAGGAGTGGCTCGTCGTGCACGCCGGGGAGCTGCTGCCCGACGGGCGGCCCCGGTTCCGCGTCGTCCTGGTCCTCGTCTCCCGGCAGAACGGGAAGACGACGGTGCCGAAGCTGTTGACGCTGCACTGGATGTACGTGGACCGGTTCCCGATGGTGCTGGGTGTGTCGTCGAAGCTGGAGTACGCCCGCGAGGTGTGGATGGCGTCGATCAACCTGGCGAAGGCCACGCCGGAGTTGGCGGCGGAGATCGTGAACGTGCGGACGGCGAACGGGCAGGAAGAGTTCGCGATCGCGGGCGGCGCGCGGGCGAAGATCGCGGCGGCGAACGACGACGCGGGGCGGTCGCTGTCGATCGACCGGCTGTACGTCGACGAGCTGCGGCAGCACCATTCGTACACGGCGTGGGCGGCGGCGGAGTCGACGATGAACGCCCGGCCGTACGCGCAGGCGTGGTTGCTGTCGAACGCCGGGTCGGATGCGTCGATCGTCCTCAACGACCTGCGGGAGGCCGCGCTGTCGGGCGTCGACGAGCGCCTCGGCGTGTTCGAGTGGTCGGCCGACGAGAACGCCGACCCGACGGACCTGGAGGCCCTGGCGCAGGCGAATCCGAACCTCGGCCGCCGGTTGAACGCCGACACGCTGCTGGCGTCGGCGCGGCGCGCGGTGGAGCTGGGCGGGGAGGCGCTGACGACCTTCAAAACGGAGAACATGTGCATCCGGGTGCAGGTGTTGAACCCGGCGATCGACCCGGGCGACTGGAAGGGCTGCTGCGATCCGGCGCCGCTGGACGTGGAGCAGCGGCAGCGCCTGGCCGCGTGCGTGGACCTGTCGCCGGACGGCAGCCACGCGACCCTCGCGGCGGCGGTGGTGCTCGCCGACGGGCGGGTGCGGGTGGAGACGGTGCACGAGTGGACCGGGCCGGACGCGGCGACCCAGCTGGAGCGGGAGTTGCCCGCGTGGGCGGAGCGGGTCCGGCCGACGGTGCTGGGCTGGTATCCGGGCGGGCCGGCGGCGGCGGTGGCCGCGAGGCTGGTGGACCGCCGCAAGGAGGGTGTGCGGGGGTGGCCGCCGCGTGGGGTGCGGGTGGCGGAGATCCGCGGCGAGATGACGGCGGTGTGCATGGGCTTCGCCAAGGAGGTGAAGGCCCGCACGCTGGCGCACTCGGGGCAGTCGATGCCGGGGGCGCAGGTGGCGAAGGCGGAGCGGCTGCGGCGGGGTGACGGGTGGGTGTTCACCCGGGCCGGCGGGCAGGTCGACGCGGTGTACGCGATGGCCGGCGCGGTGCACCTGGTGCGGACGATGCCGAAGCTGCGGGCCGTGTCTCGCCGCACCCGCTCGGCCAGCTGACCTACGAATCGTAGGTTCGGACGCGTCCAGACCTAAGAATCGTAGGCAGGTTCGCGTATGCTGCGGGCGTGGGATGGGCGGCGGCGGTCGGACAGCAGTTGCGGGAACTGCTGTCCCTGCCGCGCCCCCTGGCCCTCGACGAGCCGCCGGCGGCCGGGTTCGACTCGCCGCCGCGCCCGATCGACCGGCTGTTCGCCGAGATGTCGGCGGGCGTGCCAGCCCGGGTCGGCCGGGCTGAGGCGCTGTCGGTGGCGGCCGTCCAGCGTGGACGCAACGCCCTGTGCTCGATCGCGACGCTGCCGCTGGTGCAGTACAAGGGCCTGGACATCGTCCGGTCGCCGTTCCTGGAGCAGATCGACCCGGACGTGGCCAACGTGGTCACGCTGGCGCAGACGATCGAGGACCTGGCGTTCGACGGCATCGCCTGGTGGCTGATCACGTCGACCGACTTCGCCGGCTATCCGCTCGCGGCTCGCCACCTCGAGGTCGGGGCTGTGAGCCTCGACCCGCCGGCCGGCGCGGCGAACCCGTTCCCGAGCGGCCGGGACGGGCGGGGCGTCAAGGTCGTGTGGGTGCACGGCGAGGCGGTGCCGGCTGACCGGTTGATCCGCTTCGACTCGCCGAACCCGGGGCTGCTGGTGGCCAACGCCAGGGCGATCCGGCGGGCGCTGCTGCTGGACCGGCTCGCCGCAACCTACGCCGACAACCCCCGGCCGCTGGACTACTTCACCGACCGGGACGATCCGACGCTGGACCCGATGAGCGACGACGAGGTCGACGCGTTCCTGGCGGAGTGGAACGCCGAGCGGAAGCGGCGCGGCACCGGGTGGATCCCGGGCAACGTCGAGCGCGTCGACGTGGCCTCGCCGTCGCCGGCCGAACTGCAACTGGTGGAGCTGCAACGACAGGTGACGTTGGAGATCGCGAACGGCCTGGGCGTCGACCCCGAGGACCTGGGCGTGTCGACCACCTCCCGCACCTACTTCAACGCGCAGGACCGGCGCACCACGCGGATCAACGAGACGTACGCGCCGTTCATGCAGGCGATCACGCAGCGCCTGTCCATGGGCGACGTGACCCGCCGCGGGCACGCCGTCCGCTTCGACCTGACCGACTACCTGAAGCCGGACCCGGTCGCGCAGGTCGCCTACTGGAAGGGCCTGAAGGACATGGGTGTGATCGACGCCGACGAGATCCGGGCCGCCGCCGGCCTGTCCGGGCCGGCCCCGAAGCCGAAGCCCGCCCCGGCCCCGCCCGCGCCGCCGGCCGCCGCCGACCCGGCCGCCGAGCCCGCCCAGGCCGAAGCCGCCGGGGAGCCGACGCACACGTTCGACGGGCCGTCGACGCTGACCCTCGACGCCGAGGTGCTCGGTTTCCGGGTCGACACCGAGCGGCGCACCATCGAGGGCCTGGCCCTGCCGTACGGGCAGACCGCCAGCAAGTACGGGACGAAGTTCCTGTTCGAGCCCGGCAGCCTGAAGTGGTCGAACCCGGGCCGGGTCAAGCTGCTGCGCGACCACGACTACCGGCAGCCCCTCGGCAAGGCCATCGAGCTGACCGACACCCCACGCGGCCTGCGCGTGAAGTTCACCGTCGCGCCCGGCCCGGCCGGCGACGAGGCCCTGGCCCTGGCCGACCACGGCACCCTCGACGGCCTCTCCGTCGGGGTCGACTTCGACCTGGCCGCCGACACCGTCCCGGACCCCGACGACAAGGGCACGGTGCGGGTGCGCCGGGCCGACCTGCGGGAGACCAGCCTCACGGCGGTCCCCGCGTTCGACGATGCCCGCGTCGCCAAGGTGCGGGCACAGCGTGATGGAGGACAGATGGAAGAGTGCGCCACCTGCGGCACGAGGCACGCGCCCAGCGTGGCGTGCCCGACCACCCCGCAGACCAACCAGCAGCAGCCGGAAGGGCTGGCCCTGTCGCAGGACCAGCTGACCGCGCTGCTGACCCGCCCCGGCGCGATCCAGGCGCTCGTGCAGGCCCAGCAGCCGCCCGCACAGCAGCAGCCGACGCAGCCCGCCGGCGGGCTGACCCTGTCCGCCGAGCAGGTCGACGGCCTGATCCGCGGCGGGCAGCTGGGCGCGCTGCTCGGCGTGCCGCAGCTGACCCCGGCGCCCAGGCCGGAGCCGGAGCGTCGGCCCACCGTCGACCCGACCCGCCGCACCACCGTGACCGCGAGCGTCGACGAGCCGATGCCGTACCGGTTCGACCGGCAGGGCAACCTGACCCGGGGCACGCACGACTTCTCCACCGACCTGATCGCCGGCAGCAAGGGCGACGCGGTGGCGCTGGAGCGGGCGCAGGCGTTCATGCGCGACCAGTTCGACGCCGCGATGCGGCAGGCGCAGTTCGACGTGGACCGGGCCGACGCCGCCGCGCTGAACCCGAACCGTCAGCGGCCGGACCTGTTCGTCGACCAGCGGGAGTTCCGCTCCCCGATCTGGGAGGCCATCAACAAGGGCACCATCGCCGACGCCACCCCGTTCGTGCTGCCCAAGTTCAACTCGGCGTCCGGCCTGGTGGCGACCCACACGGAGGGCACCGAGCCCACCCCGGGCACCTACACCGCCACGTCGCAGACCATCACCCCGACCCCGGTGTCCGGGAAGGTCGAGATCACCCGCGAGGCGTGGGACCAGGGCGGCAACCCGCAGCTGTCGGGCATCATCTGGCGGCAGATGGTCCGCGCCTGGTACGAGGCCCTCGAAGCCGCCGCCGTGGCGGTGCTCGACGCCGCGTCGCCGACGCAGATCACCATCACCGCCGGTGCCGTCGACGAGGCCCTCGACCAGGCGCTGACCGCCGCGTTCGCCGCGCTCCAGTTCATCCGGGGCGGGTTCTCCATGACGGACATGTTCACGCAGGTCGACCTGTACAAGGCGCTGGTCGCGGCGGTCGACGCCGACGGCCGCCGCCTGTACCCGGCGCTGGGCCCGTCCAACGCCAGCGGCACGGCCCGCAGCCGGTACGCCGCGCTGGACATCAACGGCGTCACCGCGCTGCCCGCGTGGGCGCTCGCCGCGTCCGGCACCGTCGCCGCGTCGAGCTACCTGTTCGACCGGGAGTCGGTGCACGGCTGGGCGACCGCCCCGCAGCGCCTCCAGTTCGAGTACCGGGTGGCGTACGTCGACCTGGCGATCTGGGGCTACCGGGCGGCGGCGATCACCGACCTGTCCGGCGTCCGCGAGATCGTCTACGACCCGACGGCCTGACCCGCGCTGGCCTGACCGAGACGACGAAGGGACCGCCGATGGCGACCACACCGAAGAACCCGACCCCCACCACGCCGGCCCCGGCCGACCCGCCCGTCGGCGACCGGCTCGCCGAGCTGGAGGCGGACAACGCCCGGCTGCGCGCCGAGAACGCGCGCCTGACCGAGCAGGTCGCCGCCGCCGGCCGCCCGGCCGCACCTGCCCGGCCGGTGGAGCCGTCGTTCACCTTCACCGAAGGGCAGCGCGCCGAGCTGGAGACGACCGGCCGCACCGTCAGCCCGTTCACCGGGCAGCGGTTCGTCGGCACCTCGCCGGAGGACGCCCGCGAGGCGACGGCCGACGAGTACGCGAAGGCCAAGCCGCCCGCCGACCGGAAGAACTGAGGGGAACCGGCCGTGCCCTGGGCGCCCGACTACCTCACCGCCGAGCAAGCGGCGGACTTCATCCGCCTCTCGGCGTCCGTGCCGGACGAGGAGGAACTGGCGACCTGGTGCACGGCCGCGTCCCGCGCCGTCGACAAGAAGACCAACCGGCAGTTCGGCCAGGTCGACGCGGTGACCGCGCGGACGTACCGCCGGCCGGCCGTCTACGACCCGGCGTCGGGGCTGTGGCTGCTGGAGGTCGACGACGTCCAGGACGTCACCGGCCTCACCGTCGGCGGGACGGCGCTGGCCGACTCCGGGGTGACGCTGCTGCCGGACGACGCAGTCGAGCGGGGCCGGCCGTACGAGCGGCTCGGCTTCGCCGACTACCCGGGTAGCCCGGTGGTCGTGTCGGCGGTGTGGGGCTGGTCGGCGGTGCCGGCACAGGTCGTCGGCGCGTGCAAGCTCCAGGTTTCGCGGTGGGCGGCGCGGCGCGACTCGCCGTACGGGGTGGCCGGCAGCCCGTCGGACGGGTCGGAGCTGCGGCTGCTGGCCCGGCTGGACCCGGACGTGCACACCAGCCTCGCCGGGCTGTCCCGCCGGCGCAGGGTGGGCTGACCGATGAACCTGGACGACGTCGCCAACGAGCTGCGGACCGCGCTGGGCACGATCCCCGGTCTGTCGACGCCGGAGTGGGGCGTGCAGCGGATCAACCCGCCGGCCGCCGTGGTCGCGCTGCCCGACGAGGTCACCTACGACCTGGTCTACCGGCGCGGCGGGGACCGCATCGCCGACTGGCAGCTGCTGGTGCTGGTGGCCCGGCCGACGCAGCCGGAGGCCCGCCGGGCGATCGCGGCCTACGCCGACGGGGCCGGCGCGCAGTCGGTCAAGGCCGCCATCGAGGGGCACACGTACGCGGCGTGCGACGAGGTGACGGTAACGCGGGCGGAGTTCGAGGTCGTGACGTACGCGGGGACCGAGTACCTCGCGGCGGTGTTCCACCTGGACGTAGTAGGGAAGGGCGCGTAGGCCATGGGCTTCCAGCACGGCAAGCACACGAAGATCACCGTCGGCGGGGACGACATCAGCGAGTGGACGAACACCTCGGAGATGACCCGGGGTGCGGCCGGCCACAACGTGACCATGTACGGCAAGAACGCCGAGGTCCACACCGGTGGGCTGAAGAACGGCCAGTTCACGTGCGGCGGCACCTACGACAACACGGTGTCGACGGGCACCCACGCGGTGCTCGACCCGCTCGTCGGCACGGTCGTGGAGATCGTGCGGATGCCGGAGGGCACCGGCACGGGCAAGCCGACGCAGACGTTCGACGCGCTGCTGACGCAGTACGTCGAGACGAACCCGGTCGCCGACATGGTGACCTGGTCGGCCCAGTTCACCATCAGCGACGACGTCGCCGAGACGACCCAGGCGTAAGGAGAGCAGGACGGTGGCTGTCGACAAGGAGGCGCTGTTCCGGCCGCGCTGCCCGGAACAGGACGTCGAGTTGCCCGGCGTCGGTGTGGTGCGGGTGCGGGGGCTGACCCGGGGCGAGATCGTCGAGATCAGCAAGGGCGTCAACGAGGGCCGGGACATGGAGCCGCGGTCGCTGTCGCTGGCGCTGGTCGATCCGCAGCTGACCGAGGACGAGGCGCGGCGGCTGATCGAGGTGGCCCCGTTCGGCGACGTCGAGCTGTTGACGACGACCGTCAACGAGCTGTCCGGCATCGCCGGCCGCGCCGCCAAGGAGGCGTACAAAAGCCCTCGCGAGTGATCCGGGGCTGGAGTTCGACCACTTCCTGGCCCGTGAGCTGGGGATGACGGTGGCGCGGATGCGGGCGGAGATGTCCGGCGACGAGTACACGCACTGGTCGATGTACTACGCGCGTAAGGCGCAGCGGCAGCAGCTGGAGTACCTGATGGCGCAGGGACCACGGGCGGGGAGGTGAACAGGTCGTGGCGTTGATCGAGCCGATCCGGATCGAGGGCTTGGCGCAGTTCAACCGGTCGTTGCGCAAGCTGAGCGCGGACGCGCCGAAGGGGCTGCGGCTGGCCCACAACGCGGCGGCGGACATCGTCGTCGACGAGGCCCGTCGGCGGATGCCGTCGGTGTCGGGGCGGGCCCGGGCGGCGGTCAAGGCCCGGTCGACCCGCACCGCGACCCGCGTGTCGGCCGGGTCGAAGCGGGCCCCGTACGTGCCGTGGCTCGACTACGGCGGCGAGGGCCGCATCAAGGGCCACCCGCCGAAGCGCGAGTTCATCAAGACGGGCCGCTACGTGTATCCGTCGTACAACGACCGCCGTGACGAGGTCGCGCGGGTGCTGGAGCGGTCCCTGCTCGGTGTCGTGCAGTCGGCCGGCCTGGCGGTGGACTGACCATGGCGGGTAACGCGGTCACCCTCACCTTCGCCGGTGACGCGACGGCCCTGGAGCGGGCGTCGGCGCGGGCGCAGCAGTCGACGACCGGGGTCGGGGACGCGGCGGCCCGCGCCGGCGGCGACATGACGCAGGCCGGCCGGGCGTCGGCCGACTACACCGACCGGATGGGCCGTCTCGGCGCGGCGGCGGCCGGCATGTCGTCGGCCATCGGCGACGCCGGAGGTAGCGTGACCGCCCTCGCGGCGATTCAGAACCGGGGCGCGGACCGGGCGCAGGCGCAGGCCCGCGCCCTGGCCGACGTCGAGCAAGCCGGCCTCGACGCCGAGCAGGCCCTGGGCGACCTGCGTCAGGCGCAGCTGGACCTGAACCAGGCGCAGGTCGACGCGAAGCAGGCCGGCGCCGACGCCGCCCAGGCCCTGATCGACCAGAAGCAGGCCGGCCTGGATGCGAAGGTCGCCCAGGACGAGTACAACAAGGCGGTCCGGGAGCACGGGGCCGGCAGCGTGGAGGCGAAGCAGGCCGCGATCGACCTGGCCCAGGCGCAGCAGGACCTGAAGCAAGCCGGCCTCGACGCCGAACAGTCGCAGATCGACCTGAAGCAGGCCAACGAGGACGCCGCCCAGGCCGGGCGGGACATGTCGCAGGCGACCCGCGACGCCAAGGACGCCCAGCTGAACCTCAACGACGCGCAGCGGGCCGCCGACCCGTCGACGCTGTCGCGGATCGGCACCGAGGTGGAGCTGGTGTCGACGGCCGCGATGGGCCTGGTCGGCACCCTCAACCTGCTGGCCATGGCGAACAACGCCGTCAGCGTGGCGTCGATCCGGTCGGCGGCGGCGACGACCGCGAGCAAGGTCGCCGCGGTGGCCGGCGCGGCGGCGACCGGCATCGCCACGGCGGCCCAGTGGGCGTGGAACCTCGCCATGTCGGCGAACCCGATCGGCGTCGTGATCGTGGCCATCGGCGCGCTGGTCGCCGGCATCGTGTGGCTGGCCACGCAGACCACGTTCTTCCAGGACACCTGGAAGGCGATCTGGGGGACGATCGGCGAGCCGGTGACCGCCGCCTGGGAGTGGATCAAGCGAGTCGGGTCGCAGGCCCTCGACTTCTACCTGTCGATGCCGGGCCGGATCTGGAGCGCCTTCAAGACCATCGGCGGCTACGTGTCCGCCCCGTTCAAGGCCGGGTTCAACGCCGTCAGCAGGGCGTGGAACGCCACGGTCGGCCAACTGCGGTGGACGGTGCCCGGGTGGGTGCCGGGCATCGGCGGGCAGAGCATCGGCGCACCGCAGCTGCCCACCTTCCACGCCGGCGGCACCGTGCCGGGCACCCCTGGCACCGACGTGCTGGCCGTGCTCCAGGCCGGCGAGCGGATCTCGTCCCGGTCGGCGTCGATGGGCGGCGGCGGGCCGCTGGTCGTGGAGCTACGTACCCCCGACCGCCGCGTCGCGGAGCTGCTCATCGAGCTGCTGCGCCCGGCCATCGACGCCAAGGGCGGCAACGTGCAGTTCGTGATGGGGAGGCGGGGTGCGTAACACGATCCGCACCGAGCTGTACCTCGGCGGCGCGCTGGGGTGGGTGGACGTCTCCGCCCACGCCCGGCAGGCCGCGGCCGACTCCGGCGGCGGCACCACCATCACCCGCGTCGACGGCGACGCGGGCACCCTCGACACGGTGCTGGACAGCCCGGACGGCCTCTACTCCCCGCGCAACCCCCGCTCGCCGTACTACGGGCTGCTCGGCCGCAACACCCCGATCCGCGTGGGCCTGGTCGAGTTCGTCGACGACTTCGCGCGCACGGTTGCTACCGGCTGGGGTACCGGGTGGAGCCACTTCGGCGCGGGCGCACCGCTGTCGGGCACCGACGCGTCCGTGTCCGGCGGGATGGCCCGGCACTCGATCCCCGTGGCCAACGCCTACCGGGTCGGCTACTACTCCGCCCGCCAGTGGCGTGACTGCGAGGTCCGCGTCACCGTCGACATGACGGCCACGAACATCACCGGCGGGCCGGTCGAGCCGGCCAACATCCTGCTCAGGCTCCAGGACCTGACGACGTACTACATGGCGCGGGTGGAGATCTCCGCCGCCGAGGCCGTGTCGGTGTCGATCCGCTACTCCAACGGCGCGACGCTGGCCGCGCCCGTCACGGTGCCAGGGTTAGTGTTCTCCGGGCAGCCGCTGCGGGTGGCCGCGAGCATCGTCGCCGACCGCATCGCCGTCAAGGTGTGGGACCCGGCCGCCGGCGGCGAGCCCCGCGACTGGCAGGCGACCGCCGTCGACCGGGTGCGCCAGCCAACGGCCGGGTACATCGGGATCCGCTCCGGCGTCGCCGCCGGCAACACCAACAGCACGCCCGTCGCGTTCGCCTACGACGACCTGGAGGTGCTCGACCGGCGCGCCCACATGGAGGTGTCCGAGTGGCCGCCCCGGTGGAACGTGCCCGGCACCAACACGTGGGTGCCGGTACGCGCGTCGGGGCTGCTGCGCCGCCTCACCCAGGGCGCGAAGCCCCTCGACTCCGCCCTGTACCGGTACCTGCCGACCGTGGCCCCGACGGCGTACTGGCCCCTCGAAGACCCGGCCGGCGCACCGTCGGCCCGCTCCGCCGTGGCCGGGGTTGCCCCGATGCAGCCCTTCGGATACAGCCGATTTACCGCGCCGGGCACCGGCGTGCCGGTGCCGGCCGCCGGCCTGCCCGTGTTCGGCTCGGGGCAGGGCATTCCCGGGTCGGCTCCGGTGGTCGACCTCGCGCAGGGCGGTGTGCTGACCGGGGTGGTGCCGCGCGGCAACGGCACCGGATGGCACGTCCAGTGGGTGATGGTCGCCCCGCGCGACAAGGCGGACTCGGTCGTGCCGATCGAGTGGACGACCACGGACGGCACATGGAACACGTGGCGTCTTCAGCTCCAGTCCACCGGCCTGATCGCGACCTTCGAGGTGACCGGTGGTGCCATCGCCGGGAGCGCCTCCGCGACCTTCGCCAGCTTCGACGGGCTGCCCCACCACTACGCCGTCGAAGCGGGCATCACCGGCGGGACCATGTTCGCGGACCTGCGCATCGACGGGCAGTTCGCCGACAGCTTCTCCCCGTTCGTCGCCGGCGCGATGGTCGGCGCGGTCCCCGGCGACGTCACCGCCGTCACCATCAACCCGCTGGAGATCCGCCAGGACGAGGCCGAGTCGGCCGCGATGCCGGTCGTGGGGCACCTGGCGGTGTGGAACCCGTACCCGGCGACGGTGCCGGCGGCCACCGAGGCGATGCGCGGCTACGCCGGCGAGACCGCCGCCGCCCGGGTGAGCCGGCTGTGCGCCGAGCAGGGCGTCCCGGTGTTCGTCTCCGAGGGCCCCGACCCGTCCTCGGCGATGGGCGCCCAGCGGGCGGCGACGTTCGTGGACCTGCTGCGGGAGTGCGTCGACACCGACGGCGGGATCCTCGGCGAGGCCCGCGAGCAGCTCGCGCTGACGTACCGGTGTCTCGGCGCGCTCTACAACCAGCCGCCCCTCACCCTCGACTACGGCCGCTTGGCCCCGCCGCTGGAGCCCGTCGACGACGACGCCCTGGTCCGCAACGACATCACCGTGCGGGGCGCGGACGGCGGCGAGGCGCGGGCCGTGCAGGAAACCGGCCCGCTGTCGGTCCTGCCGCCGCCGGACGGGGTCGGCAGGATGGACACCGCGCCGACCGTGTCCGTCGGCAGCGTCGACCAGCTGCCCGACCAGGCGTACTGGCGGCGGCACCTCGGCACCTGGGACGAGGCCCGCTATCCGCGCGCCCGGGTGATCCTGGCCGCGCCGGAGTGGGTCGCCGACGTGGCCGGCACCGCCGAGGCGACCGCGCTCGACCTGGGCCGGGTGCTCGACCTCGACGAGCTGCCGGAGTGGCTGCCGCCGGGCCCGTCGTCGCAGATGGTCCGGGGCAGCGTCGAAACCCTCGACGAGCAGATGCGGGTCCTCGACTGGACGCTGCTGCCGGCCGGCCCGTACACCGTGGCGGTGGTCGACGGTGACCCGCGGGTGGCCGCCGACGGCACGGTGCTCAACAGCGCGGTCCCGAACGCGACGTGGGGCAGCTTCGAGATGATCTCGACCGCCCTGAACGGGCCCTGGACCACGGACCCCGCCGACTTCCCGCTGCTCGTCCGGGTCGGCGGCGAGGTCATGGAGGTGTCGCTCATCGGCGGGGCCGGCCTCGTGCAGACCGCGATCGTGTCCGCCCGCGGCGTCAACGGGGTCGCCCGGGGCTGGCCGGCCGGCACGCCCGTCGACGTCGCCCTGCCCGCCATCCTGGCGCTCTGAGGAGGCACCCATGATCATTGCGTCCGGGCAGCGGGTGACCGCCGACTTCCTGCGCCGCGTCTACGGCACCGACTGGGACACGTGGACGCCCACGGTCAGCGGCGGCGGATCGGCGACGTTCTCGGCCGGCGGCGAGTGGACCCGCATCGGGGAGAAGCGGGTGCTGTTCACCGTGAACTTCACGGTCACGGCGACCGGGTCTGGGGCGGCCAGCCTTACCTGGACCCTGCCTACCGCCCCGAGCCGCTCCCGTCGGTGGATCTTTCCCGGGGCCGCCGAGGGAATCAGCTGGTCGGGCCTGCACGCCGTCACGTTCACCAGCGGTTCAGGGCTGACGGTCGACCGGATCCGCTACGCCGGGGCGACCAACCTCATCGGCAGCGCCCTCACCGCGACGAACATCCTTTTCCAGTTCACCGGACAGTACCGGGAGGCATGAAGTGGATCCGATCTATGTGGTGCCGGCCTACAGGGCCAAGCGATACGACGGCACCAACGGGCCGGAGATCGCCGAGCACACCGGCTACGAGCTCGTCGAGGCCACCGAGGACAACGTCCGCCTGAGGGTGGCCCCGGACGAGGTGCTGGGTATCCCCGTCGGGTCCTGGGTTCTGTCCACCGTCACGGACCCGAGCGTGTTCGTGACGACCGTGTCTCCCTGGGATCTGCCGGGGCGGTACGTCGAGCACCCGGGGCCGCCGAACACGTTCCCGCCGGTGGCCGCGCCGTGAGCGGCTGGAGGCTGGCCCGCTCCCTGGAGGTGCTGCGCGCCGAGGTCGATGCGGCTGCCCCGGGCCGCTCCCGGGCGTCCGACGGCACGATCGGCGACCAGGCCCACGCCGCCCGCGCGTCGGACCACAACCCGAACGCGGCCGGGGTGGTGTGCGGCATGGACCTCACCCACGACCCGGCCCACGGGGCGGACATGCACCGCATCGCCGAGCACATCCGCACCCGCCGACACCCGGCCCTGAAGTACGTCATCTGGTCGAAGCGCATCGCGTCCGCGTCCAGCGGATGGGCGTGGCGGCCCTACGCCGGCTCCAACCCGCACGACAAGCACGCACACATCAGCGTCGGCACCGGGCCCGACGGCAAGAGCACCGGACCGTACGACGACACCAGCCCGTGGGGGCTGGCCACCAACACGGGGAGGTTCACCATGTTCGCGGCGTGCAAGAAGGGCGACCAGGGCGAGCACGTCAAGGCCCTCCAGGTCGCCCTGGAACACCTCGGCCACCTGCCGTCCGGGGCGTCCGACGGGAAGTACGGGGAGCAGACCGCGGGCGCGGTGCTGGCGATGCGCAAGAGCACCGGATCGTCGGCCAAGTCGGGCGACGTGTTCGACGCGTGGGGCCACATGCAGCTGCTCATCTGCGTCGCCCGCAAGTACGGCGCCGGCCAGCCCGGCCCCCGAGGTCCGGAGGGGCCACGCGGCCCGGCCGGCGAGCGCGGTCCGGTCGGCCCGCCCGGGACGCTGCCCGCGCAGCTGTCGATCAGCGGCATGGTCACCGCCACGGCCCCGGCCGGTGCGCCGTGACGGACCCGCTCGGCCCCGTGCAGATCACCGGCCGTGACATCTACGACGCCTTGATCCGGCTCACCGCGTCCGTCGACCGGCTCACCAGCCAGGGCGACGGCCACGGCGAGGACATCCGCGACCACGAGGCCCGGCTACGGCTCGTCGAGGACGTCCGGCCCGCGCCCCGGATCACGGACCTGGAGGGCCGGCTACGGCAGGTCGAGGCCCGCCTCTGGCCGTTGCCGGCCGCGTCGCTGCTCGTCGCCCTGGCCGCCCTCGCCATCGGGCTGCTGCCCAAGCTCACCACCTGAGGAGACACCGTGAACTGGAAGCCCTACGCGAAGGCCGTCGTGGCCGGTCTGCTGGCCGGCCTGGGCGCGCTCGGCGCTGCCCTCACCGACGGCACCGTGTCCCCCGTCGAGTGGGTGACCGTGGCGTCGGCGACGCTCGCCGGCCTGGGCGTGGTCTACGCCGTGCCGAACCAGGCAGGCCGGTGACGAAGCCGCCGAACCCGTCGCCGCCGCCGGCCCCGAAGCCGACCCGGACGACCCGGCCGACTGGCCCGGCGGGGCCCCGGCCGCCGGCACCGCCACGCGGACGCTGAGGGGCACGCGGTCAGCGCGTACCCCGGCCGGGCGCAAGGGGGCGTACACAGTCCGTACCCCCTGGCCCGGGGCGCGCGACTCCGTCACGGTGACGGAGTCGACCAAGGTGCTCGCCGCCGCGGTTTGATGGGGACAGCCTGTCCCTATCAACTCCTGCTGTTACGGAAGTGGTTGCCGGATGGGCTGCGCCTGACGCAGGTCAGGGTGACGTGGGTCAGGGTGACGTGGGTCAGGCCCACGTCACCCGGGCCTACTGCTCGTCGACGCGCTGGCTCGGCCGGTACTGCCGGATCCACTCTTCGACGTCGGCACGGGCCCACACCCGCATCCGGCCGCTGGCCACCGTGTCGACCGGGGCGGGGAACGTCGCCCGGTTCGTGATCTCCGTGGCCCGGGTGCGCGACACCCCGCCGAGCATCTCGGCGATGTCGGACAGCGCGACCAGTCTCACGGGCTGACCGTATGCAGGTGCAACCTGGAAACCTTGCCACTTCCAAGCTTGACGGTGGCCACGTTGCAGGTGCAACCTCTGGGGCACAACGTGACTCCGGAGGGTGAACGCTGATGATCGACGAGCACGGCCCCGCAGCCGATGCCCAACCCGTCCTGCGCGCCATCGCGCGCGTGCCCGGCATCAACGGACACCTGCCCGACCGGCCCACCTGGGCGTGCGCCGCCCCGGACTGCCCGGACCGCTGGCCCTGCCCGCACGCCCGCGACCGGATCACCGCGGCGGCCGGCGGCGATCGCGTTGACCTGTCGATCACCATGGCCGCCGTGCTGAACGTGGCCGTCGTCGACCTGGTCCGCATCCCCGGCGACCACGACCTGTTCCGCCGGATGCTCGTATGGACCCGCTGACCGTCCCGGCACCCGGCCGCCCGCCGGTCGCCTCGCGCTGCCTGGGCTGCGTCGAACGGGTCCTGCCGGGGCCGCACGACTGCGGCGGGAGCCGGATCCCCACCGACGAGCTGGGCTGGTGGTGCGACTGCCCGAACCCGGACTGCCGCCGCCGACAGGCCGGCGACTGGACGAAGCCCACCACGATGAACGGCGCGGCCGGCGGGCGCCGCACCGCCAAGGGAAGGACCACGAACCGATGAGACGCGTTCGCATCCTGCTCGCGGCCGGCGCGGTGCTGGCCCTGGCCGCCATCACGTACGCGGCGCTCGCCGCCCAGGCGACGGGCCGCCCCGGGACCGCCGCCACGACCGTCCCGGCCGCCGCCCAGACGACCGCCGACCCGGCGACGGCCGCGCCCAGCTCCACGCCGGCCGGCCCCCGGGCGTACGGCGACGGGATCTACGACGTGGGCACCGAGATCCCGCCGGGCACGTACACGGCGACCGCCGGCGACCGGCCCTGCTACTGGGCGCGGCTACGGTCGTACGGCCGCCCCGACTCGATCATCGACGAGGACAACCTCGACCCGGGGGAGACGCAGCTCGTCGGCGTGCTCGCCACCGACCGCGGCTTCAAGGCGGCGAACGGCTGCACCTGGCGGCCGGCCGCGAAGTAGCCGCCCAGCTGGAGCGGCCCCGCCGTCCCTTCCCGGGGCGCGGCGGGGCCGCTCCATGTCGTCAGTCCTCCCGGCCGCGGCCCCGATCCCGGAGCCACTCCTCCAGGTCGATCACCATCGCCTCGGCGTCGGCCGGGTCGCCCGTCTCGGCTCCCGGGCCCGGCGTCGCGCCGGCCGCCTCGGCCACGTCGAGCAGGTCGTCCGCCTCCGGAGTCAACCACCACGCGCGTTCCTCGGCCTCCCGCTCGTCGGCCGGGCCTTCCGGGAACACGCCAATCTCCCGGGCGAACGCCTCCAACTCCTGCTTCTGCTGCTCCCCGGTCAGGGAGTCGTCGTCGAGGATGTCGGCGATCCGGCGCATCCGCTCCGGGTCCTTCTCCCACGCCCGCTTGACCGTGGCCTCCAGGTGGGCGCACCGCTCGGCGTCCTCGGCGAGGGCCTTCCCGCCGATGAACGCGGCGAGCTCGATGAGGTCCTGCGGGGTGCCGTCGGGCCGGAGCACGAAGTCGTCGGCCAGGGCGCGGAGCAGGTCCCGCTCACCGAACCGGCGGCCCATCATCTCGCCAGCCTCCATCGCTACGTCGGTGGCGTGGAACATCTGCTGCTGGGTGAACCGCTCCCGGCGGAATCGGCTGGACAGCGACCGCTGGGCGGGCCGGGTGTTCCATCGCTGCCACCGGCGGGCCCGGTACTCCCGGGCGCTCACCGCTGGCCGCCCAGCTTGCCGGTGGGAAACACGTACGAGTAGCCGCACGCCCGCGGCCTGGCCGGGGACTGGTTGACCCGGTGCGCGGTCAGGTTCACCGACCACACCGCGACGACGGTTTCCATGGCGTGCTGCTCGCAGGCGTACACCGAGGCGTCGAGGGAGCCGTGGAGGTTGACGTCGGTCGGGCTGTAGACCTCGATCCGGACGGTGGCGGGCTGCCCGCACTCGGGCAGGGTGAACGGTAGGGTGCTCAC